ATGGCAACGAACAACATCGAAGAGGTGATCGCCTGGGCCAAGACGGGTCGAGGTGGGCGACAGGCAAAGTTCGAAGTGATGTTTGACCGACCAGCTTGCGAATCGAAGTACGGACTGTGCGAGTAAACCAAACAAATGAACCCAAACCCAACACAGCAGATGAGTCCACAGCAAATCAAAGATGCTTTGCAACTTGACAACTGGCGCGATGTGTTTCCGTCCGCAGTCGCGGAAGCGTCTGAGCCAATGGGAGAGTTCATCCTACATGGCACCATGCCAGACGGGGCTGAATACTGGGAGAACGAAAAGTATCAGGTAACGGTTCGTCGCTTCACAGACGATCCGGTTTTTAGGTCGCGAGGCGGCATGGTCCAACTTGGGATTTCCACAGCGGACGGTACGGCCCGCCATGACTGGCGGGACTTCCAGGCAATCAAAAACCGCTTTGCCGGAGATGAGGCGGAAGCGTTTGAACTATACCCGGCAGAATCGCGTCTGCTTGATCCCTCCAATTACTACATACTTTGGTGCTTCCCGCAGACGAGAATTCGTGTCGGACATAATGTCCGGCGAATTTTTACTGCCGCTCAAGCACCTACGCCTCAGCGTGCGTTTCCCGATGAAGTCAAACCATGATGATGCGATTGATTAACCGGCTGCTCTGCTGGCTCTACCCAAATCGGCGATGGGCCCGAGGTGCGCGGTAACACGCAGTACTATACCTTCTACTAAGGTTTTTTCCGCATTGAGAACAATCCCATTTACTGTGCACAATCATAATGCACATAACAACTAGCCGCGGCTAAAACCTGCGCGTGCAGGGCCGTAGAAGTAAGGTCTGGTCCCACCGACTTGAAACGGACTCACGCGAGAATCGACTGACTGACCGGGTTTTTCCGGTGTCAATTTTTTGTCGGTTCGCCGGTCAGTGAATAGCTCCAAAGGGCAGTACAACGTCAAAAGGGCACAGACCCTGACGCGCCCGAGCTTTCACAGACAGAGCGTACCCTTCCTGCGTTCGCAATTCCCCAAACATGCAGAACAACGCCCGCCGGCCGCGCCCGGCGACACTCGAGGTGTATCAGATCACCGGCAGGCAGGTGATGCGGGTACGGACCAACGAGGCGAATATCCTCGTGGCTGTCGGCAAGGCAGAGTGGCGCGGCCGCCAGAAGGCGGCGATTACCGCGCTCATCTCGGTTTCAGCGCTCTGTGCTTTCATCGCGGCGATGCGTTTCCGACCGCAGCCCCAGGCTACCGGGATCGACAGCCGGACGCACAAACGGCTACCCGGGAGCGGCGCCTACCGGCACATCCGGAATGAGGCCTACTCACCCGAGGGGCGCACATGGCAGTAGCTTCTTTCGCTTCTTTCGCGTCTTTCGCACCACGGCCCGAGGAAGCGCCAGAGCGATTCCCCGCTCCGTGGAGTTCGCCGCGGGAACTCGCCGGAGCTCGCCGCACTCCCAGCACCTGATATAAGTCACTGAGAATACGGCGATTCCTCGCACACAATAGAAGGGCCCGTGCCACACAGAACCGAAGAGCCGGTGTGCCTCACACATCCGGACTACCGTACCCCTGCCCGTCCGCAGAACGACTGCGCCCGGTGCTGGGCTGCCTGGATTTTAGCCGAGAGCTACCGATATTCGAGGCTGGAATTCAGCCTCGCCGAAGGCGCGGATTAAGCCCGATTACGGGTCATTACTGGATTCAAAGCCATTCTTTTCCGCCCTATATCTTATTGATTCCCCGTTAAGCCGCATGGGAAAACGGGCGCTTATAGTAATTTTGACCCGTATTAATTCGCCCGCAACCAACTGATGGCACGTGACTTAGCGGTCGACAAGCACCTCACCAAGCAGGAATTGGCGGCGCTTTTCAAGGTAATCGACGATCCGCGGGACCGGGCTATATGGACCATTGCTTACTTCCGGGGCCTGCGGGCATCCGAAGTCGGCATGCTCCAGATGAGCTCCTATATAAAGGATAGGGGGCGGCTCCGGGTAGTCCGGCTCAAACGTTCTCTGGCCGGCGATTTCCTGCTCTCGCCCCAAGAGCAGAAAGCACTTAAAGCCTGGCTTAAAGTTCGGGGGACGCATCCCGGCCCGTTGTTTCCCAGCAACCGAAAACGGGGCATCAGCCGCCAACGGCTGGATGCGCTCATGCGCCAATATGGCGAGGCGGCCGGGATCCCCGACCACAAGCGGCACTTTCACGTGCTCAAGCACTCAATCGCGACCCACCTCGTGGAGCGCGGCGTCGAAGTGCTGCAGATCAAGAACTGGCTGGGCCACCGCAGCATCAACAGCACCCTCGAGTACACACACCTCATGGACCGGGCCCGCGATGAGCTGGCCGAACGACTTTACACCGACTGGTAGCGCGCGCACATGATGGATCCGGCCGAACGGCGCCTACGGTATTTGGTTCGGCTGATCGGCCCGGTGTTGTTACCCGGGTGGACGATCGTTCTACATATTGGAGCGGAATCGCTGCCGGTTACGGCTTCCGATGAGGCCGCTGGATACCGATGTATCGGGCGATGCGTCGCCAAGTGGGAGTATGCCGAAGCTGCTCTCGAATTTGACCTCGTAGCGTTCGCCGATCTGGACCGGGCAGCTCAAGCGGAATTTGTTCTGCACGAACTACTTCATGCTTGTGTGAATGAGATGCGGGTTCGAGGTCGAGCGCACGAGGAGCGGGTTGTTTCATCTCTGACATCGGCCTTTGTGCGGGCGCTTAGCACGCCCGCTATCAGAAAAGAGCTCAAACGGCGGTCTGTGTAGCCTTGCGGCGCCCGCGCCGTTGCGTCGTGCCGGTGGACCTTACGCCGGCTTGGCGGCCACGGCGTTGTTTGGTAATACCAGCACCAGCGCCCTGCATTTGACCGCTGCCGGCGAGTATACGAAGTGCGTTGTCGCATCCTTGGCGCATGTGCTGCACCCAGGCGGCGACATCATTGACAGATTGGAAATTGATATTGCCACGGGTTGTATAAGGCATATCTGATTCTCCCTTGCCGCAAGTTTAACCGATTTCTCAGCTTTCGCGCTGTGGTTCCTTCCGGATCGCAGCGCATTTTTTATGCAGACCACGATTTTACCTGCCTGCCCATATTGCATGCGCGTGTTCTGCGATTGCCGTACCGACTTCCAGAAAACAAACAAAACAAACAACAAACATGGAAGACGAAACAATCCTCTTTCCGCCGCCGACGTGTCTCTATTTCTAATTGAGATTTGAGACACGTCATCTTTTGTCACCCGCATAAAAAAGGATGCAAGTAACACTGTGGCCGGTGGACCGGCCGATTCCGTACGCCAGAAATGCGCGGAAGATCCCGCAATCCGCAATCGACAAAGTAGCCGCGTCGATTAAGGAATTCGGCTGGCGCCAACCTGTTGTGGTTGATGCTGCTGGTGTGATCATCGCCGGGCATACGCGGCTGTTGGCTGCTCAGAAGCTAGGACTGGCTGAAGTGCCGGTACACGTTGCTGAGGGACTGACGGACGGTCAAGTCAAGGCGTATCGGTTGATGGATAACCGCAGCCACCAGGAAGCGCAGTGGGACTTTGAGCTCCTTACGCCTGAATTGTTGGATCTGACCGAGTTGAGCATCGACTTGGACCTTACCGGATTCATGGAAGATGAGATTGCCAAGTTTGTAGGCGCGGAAGTGAAAGAAACCGCGTTTCCAGAGCTTGCATCGGGCGAAAAAGAACCGTTCCAGCAACTGACCTTCACCCTGCACGATGAGCAGGCCGAACAGGTAAAGCGGGCAATGGATGCGGCCAAAGCCATGGGCCCGTTTGTCGATAGCCCGAACGAAAACAGCAATGGCAATGCGCTCGCCCGCATCTGCGAAACATTCCTGACCGAACATGGCAGCAACAGCTAAAAATATCCGCGTTGCCCCCATAGCGCGCCAGGATGCCGACCGCATTATAAAGCAGTGCCATTACAGCGGCAAGGTCGTAAACAACAGCCAATTGCATCTAGGGGTGTTCCTGGATGGACGCCTTGAAGGCGCGATGCAGTTCGGCCCTTCCCTCGATAAGCGCAAGATTCAAGGGCTGGTTGAGGGAACCGGCTGGAATGAATTCATTGAACTGAACCGAATGGCGTTCAGCGACCGGCTACCGCGCAACAGCGAATCTCGGGCGATGGCCGTAGCATTTCGCTTGATTCGGAAGCAGTATCCGCACCTGAAATGGGTTATCTCGTTCGCAGATGGTGCGCAATGCGGTGATGGCACAATTTACCGCGCCGCCAGCTTCGTCTTGACCAGCATCAAGCGAAACACCCAGATCTGGGAAGCACCTACTGGTGACACGTTCTCGCGTACTTCGTTAACAGACGGACGGAGCAAGCAGCAGCAGCAGCAGCAGGCAGTCCGCCTTTGTCGCGTATCCGCGACAAAGGGGAGCAATGTCCTGGAAACGGGGGCGGCTTCCATGAAATCCTTTGCGGAAGCGGGCTTCAAGCCGATCCCAGGCTTTCAGCTTCGATACATCTATTTCCTCGATCCTACGTACCGCCAGCGCCTGACCGTTCCTGTTCTCCCGTTTTCGGAGATTGAAAAACGCGGCGCCCGCATGTATAAAGGCCAACGCGTCGGAAGTGACACGAATGACACGCCAGCCGTCCAGGCTGGAAAGGGCGGTGTGACCCCGACCCCGACGCTCCAAACCACCGATGCCAAAGATTGTTAAGCCCGACCTCTCCGAAGTAGAAAAACTCGGGGCGCTGCAATGCACGTTCGAGGAGATCGGCGCATGGTTTAAGGTGGACAAGCGCACCATAAACCGCTGGGCGAAAAAGCCTGAGTTTCTCGAAGCCCTGGAACGCGGGAAAGCTACCGGCCGATCATCGCTACGCAGAGCGCAGTATCAGGCCGCGATGAAAGGCAATCCGGCCATGCTGATCTGGTTGGGAAAACAGATCCTCGACCAAAAAGACCGCACAGAGCATACCGGCGAAATCAACCTGACGGTATCGCAGAAGCTCGCAGCCGCACGGCAACGTTTAGCCCTGATCAAAGCACCGGATGAGCAGCAATGCGCTTGATCTGCAACTGGCCGAGGACATCAGCCAGTTTTACGCCGATCCGTTGAGCTTTGTTTACTATGCCTTTCCCTGGGGTGAACCCGGTACGCCATTGGCGCAGTTTACCGGGCCGGACAAGTGGCAGACCGAGGTATTGCAGGAGATCGCAGCGCAGGTACGAGAGCGGCGCTTTGACGGGCGCAACGCTGTGGCGCCGTTGCGCTTCGCCACTTCCAGCGGCCACGGCATCGGGAAGAGCACGATCGTCGCCTGGATTGTGCTGTGGATCATGTCAACGCGCCCGCACGCGCAGGGCATCATCACCGCCAATACATTCCAACAGCTTCAGTCGAAGACTTGGGCGCAGATCCAGAAATGGACGGGCCTGTGTATTACGGCGCATTGGTTTCGCGTAACGAGCGACCGCATGTCGGCGCTCGAATCGCCGCACACATGGTTCTGCACCGCGCAGACGTGCCGCGAGGAGAATAGCGAATCATTCGCCGGCCAGCACGCCGCGAACAGCACCTCGTTCTATATCTTCGACGAAGCGAGCGCGATCCCAGACAAGATCTGGGAAGTAGCAGAGGGCGGGCTCACTGACGGTGAGCCGATGATCTTCGCCTACGGCAACCCGACACGCAGCGTAGGCAAGTTCTACCGCGTTTGCTTCGGTTCAGAACGTAATCGCTGGACCAACCGCAGCATCGATTCCCGCGATTCTGCGATGACGAATAAGCGGCAGATCCAGGAATGGATTGACGACTACGGCGAAGATTCGGACTTTGTGCGTGTCCGGGTTCGCGGCTTACCGCCCCGCGCTTCTGATATGCAGTTTATTGATGCCGAGCGCGTCTACGAAGCCCAGAAGCGCCCGCCGGTCTACATGCCGGACGATCCGCTGGTGATCGGTATCGACATTGCCCGGGGCGGCATGGATAGCAATGTGATCTGGTTTCGCCGCGGTGCTGATGCTGCCAGCATTCCGCCTATCGTGATCCCTGGCGAACAGACCCGCGATTCGATGCGGATGGTGACGAAGATCATCGATGTACTGGAAACTGAGCACAACGGAGTCAAGCCGGCACTGGCATTTCTGGATGGTACGGGCATCGGTGGGCCGATATACGATCGCCTGCGCCAGATGGGTTATACGAACGTCGTAGAAATCCAGTTCGGCTGGGCATCACCAAACGAGAAATACGGCAATATGCGCTCCTACATGTGGGCGCAGATGCGCGATTGGCTGCAGCGAGGAAGCATTCCGAAAGACGCCATCCTTGAGACGGATCTCACAGCACCGGGCTACTTCCACGACAAGAAAGACCGGTTGTTCTTGGAGAGCAAAGAGGACATGAAGAAGCGGGATCTTGCCTCGCCGGACCGCGGCGATGCGCTAGCGCTCTGCTTCGCGCAGCCTGTAGGGCCGACGAAGAAACCCAAACCGGCCGCACCAGGCGGCACGTATCTGAGCGGTGGCTATTCCTCTGGGTGGATGGCATGACGCTGAAGATTGAACGGCTCGATAGCCACAACCAGCCCGAGCGCATGGCGTACATCTCTGTACCAGACTTCATGCTGAAACACATGACGCTGGAGCAGTTCATTCAGCTTGCCACACCCACGCTGATGATGCTGACGGACACCAAATGAGCGCACCACTGTGGGCTTTTTGGATCGCGATGCTACTCGCGCTGTTTTTCTCCCGGCTTCCCAAGTGAGCGCTCCAGATCTTTGACCCCGGTCACTCAGTGCAAAGACCAGATCTTTTGGGCAGTCGTTGTGCCAGTAGGTTAGCCAGAACAGCGCTTTTAGTATCAGTAACACATCTTTTTCGTTCATTATTCCAATGAAAACATTTCTCCTGCTGCTCGTCGCAGCCGCTGGCCTCAGCGCCAATACGTACACGAAGGTGTACGAGAAGACTCTGGCTGGTGCTGCTGGTGCTACCAGCATCCAG